CCATTTAATCAACTCCTATAATAACATCACTATTGTTGTTGCTATGATACTAAATCCCATTATCCATAAGAATAACCTTGCTCTCTTTATCCATTCAATCATAAGCATCACTCCTATTCATATGTTAAATAACATCTGCATCTTATTCTATCGCTTGGTGGTAAACTTGCATCACCTGGTTGCATAGCTCGTAAGCCACCTGCTCTAAAATCACTATCTATTGGAACAGTTTTATTTGCTACTCCATCATGAAACTTTGTATGTCTTACTCTACTATCTTGTTGAGTTTTCCAAGTCTTATGAGTTAAGCCCAATGCTTTTGAGTGTTCTTTTCTTACAAACTCTGATTGTGCGTGTAACTCTGTATCTAAGGCTCTATCAATATTGGATAGATTGTTATATTTCTTAACTAAGTTATTCTTAATAGTCTTAATTGATTTCTTTTCAGCTAGCATCTCATTCATATCTTTAATCATTCTACGAGATGTCTTACTCTTAATCATAGTTCGATCTAATTGTGTTCTTGCTATCTTACGAGCTGATGTTAATACTTTCTCATTGTCTAGCTTAAACCCATTGATAATTGCTTGTGCTTTCTTCTCTGTTGCGTTTAGTCCTACGCCTTTGTTAATCTTAACTAACTTCTCAACAAATCGCTTAGGTCGCCTTAACGAGTAATAGCCTAATACTGCAATGATTGGTAATAGTGAGCTATCTAATTTCTTCTTTGGTACTTTCCTACCTACTATCATTAAGATTGCATTTTGTATCACGAACAATAACGCTATATCATCTATGTTAATCTTTGCTGACTTGATTATCTCTTTAACCTTTGTAGGTGTGAGCTTATCTACATTATTGATTAACTCTCGATTGATTGCTTTGATATAGTTAGCATACTGCTTGCTATTCTCTTTCGTTAATACCTCAATAAACGCATCATTGATTTGGTCTACCTTACTCTTCATCTTCCTCAACTATTTCCTCTTCAACTATTGGCTCTTCCACCGGTGGCACTATCGGAGTTATCGGCTCATCTAGGCTATCTTGATTTTCAGCTTCTTCTAGTATTTCTAGTGCTTCATCTTTGTTTACTTTGTATTGTGCCATGATATACATATATTCAGGTACTAGCCCATCTAGTGCATCTAGTCTTAATTTCTCTATCTTTGCTGTGTTATCCGTGATTATCGAATCATCAAACATTACATCAATATCTAATCCCTCATACGATACTTCACTAAGGAATAGTATTGCCTTAGTCATACCTACTAACACTTCATGTAAGCGATTAACGTGCTTTTGTCTATTACGCCATGTGTCTGAATTACTTGATATTACATTAGCTTCATTAACATATACACTACCTGCATCAAATGAGAAGTAGTCCGTACCTAAGCCACATTGGAACCCACACATTGCTAAGTCTAGTTTAACTGCTTCTATTCTTGGTGCACTATCATATGTTGGGTTAAATGTTTCAATTGATTTATTTCCATCTAATCCCATATCTTTTAATACTTGGAATACATCTTCTTGCTCATCAAAGTATTTAACCATATTAACATTACCATTTCCATCTATTTGCTTAGCTAGTTTAGTAGCTTTATCATCTACAAATATACGAGTGCGTGTCAGGCTATCTTCTCTATTAAGGTTATATGATTTAGTATCTATCCCATCAAATGAGCTTGTTGCATTAGCTGTTATTGCCATACCCATTGGTGATTTAACATCATGGTTATTAACAATCGCAGGTTTGAACACTTGGAAATGTGGTTCGCTATCATACTCCATAAAGTAGATGTAATCTATAACTTCACCCTCATCATTATATACAGGGTGAGCCATTTCTGCTATCTCTTGTTCACTAAACAATATACCTAATGAACATGGTTTCCCTATACCTTTATTTGATTTCTTAGTTGTATACATTTCATGTTCTATACGATATACACCATCTCTATACAAGTGATACATAACATGAGTATATGCCATCTTATCTAATTCAAACTCATCAATGACTGCTATGCCTTTGATCGTTGAGTTCTCATAATCTATTACCATTATCTTATCACCATATACAAAGTTAAGTTTAACCTTATCATCAGCCACATATTCGATAATTGCACCCGTTCCATATGCACCCATTATCAACTCTAAGAATGTAGTCATTTCTTCAACGAAGTGGTTATCTTTCAACACTTCATCTAATACTGTTTGACTAGCTTCAACACCTGTTAATAGCTCAACTTTTTCATTGAACATTAACCCTGCCCATTCTTCTGCGACTTTCTTAGGTATTTGTAAACTAGGCTTATATACATCTATCGTATGCCCTGACATTGTCTTTCGTGTGAAGTGGTGTATGTTATTAACTGAACCCCTGAAATAGCTTAACCATTCCTCTATCTTCATGTAGGTGTTACCTATAACTGGGTTATATCCTTTTTGCGTGAATAACTTTCCTAAGTCTTTAATCTTTGTATCATTCATTATGCCACTCCTTTAACTATCTTAATAGTATATCGTATATAAAATCCATTTCCATTAGCCATGAATATTCAAGGCTATCTAGGCTATCTACATTAACTGACTTATCATCTAGCCTATTGCCGTTCTTATCATATATTGATTCCTCTAATGCTGTTACTAATTCCTCACAACGATCATTTGTATTGTCTATTGTTAGGAAGTCTGCTGCAAACATTATTTCTGTTACATCTATTCGTTCTTGTATTGCTGATTTCTTTTTACTTGTACCCTTGCGTTTCTTTAACTTATTCAAATAGCCCATTAAAACATAGTTATATTCCTTAGTCATTGTGTAATCTTCTAATAACATACCTAGTGTTGTATTATTGGCACTATCTAAGAATAAGGTTATTGCTTTATTATATAATAAGAATATCTTGTTACAAAACTCCATTATATCCTTAGCATATTCATTAATGTTCTTAACTCCACCTGTAACACCATTCTTATGGTAATAGGTATCAATAACCTCTATACCTTTATAATTAGGTCTAATGCCAATAGCTGTTGCTACCGTTGCATCATTACCACCATAATCAACACCAATCATTATATCGCTATAATCATGTGATGCAGGTTTAAGATGTCTAGCAGGATCAAATGTCTTGAAACACCCTCCACCTAGATTAGCAGGATAACCCAAGTATACTGATTTATATTGGTCTGGTTGTAATTCCTTTAACCTATTTATTTCATGCAGCAACTTACCTAAGAATAGCTTTTGTTGCCATAATGGAGAATCATTATAATTTACCTTTTGAACTAATACATCATCACGCTTATTCATTTCTTTAATAAACTTATAAGTCCAATGAGTAGTTGTTGGTGCATCATTCCATTCATACAAAGACCAATAGTAATCGCCTGTCATAAAGGTTGCATTAGCTTCTAATATATGTCTTGCACTCTTAAACTCTGTTATTTCAAAATACCATGTTATCTTTATTTGATTATCTTCGCCTATTGGTTCAGTACCTTTTAGCTTATCTATATCCTTCATGTGCCTAAAATGGATATGTTGTCCTTGTGGTAGCTGAATCCATAAGTTTGCGCTTCTATCTGATGAGCAAGTTATGTTAGGTAATAGTTTAACCCCTAGTCTTTTAAATGCTCTCTTCAATGCAGGGAATGTACTAAACCTATGATCTGTGTAATCTTCTCTTACTATTATAGCTTCGCAATATCTATCTTCTAACACTCTTGATGCTATCTTGGTAGCGTGCTTAGTTGATTTAAACCCTCTACGACCACCATGTAATAGTTGATGTGGTTTCTCGCAATTATATGTTTTAAGATGTGGTACTGCTACTATGTCACTAATATTGGATATAAGGTTTATCTGTTCCATGCTCTTTATACCATTCATTTACTTTATCACTATCATTAACTATTGTAACTGATGTAAATGCTTCAGGGTTTAACATTCTAGCATTTAACTCTTGTTCTTTAAGCTGTAATGTGCGTTCTGCTATATCTACTTTTCTTTCATCTAATCTTAATCTACTTAATGCTAATGTCTTGTCATAACTATTACCCATTAATGCTATTATACTTCTTATCCCTCTTGTATCTATTTCGTTTTGTAGGTTTTCTTCCGTTAGTAATGAAATTGCGGTTTTAGTGATTGCTGCATACTGTTTACTTTCTAACATTTCTAATAATGTTTCATATGACTTATCTTCTATGTCTTGCATCTTGTTTAATAAACTGTCTACTTTTGGATCGTTAGTATATTTCTTATCTTTTACGAACTTGGTAACGGTGGCTCTACTAATATCCATATCACGAGAAATAGACAACACCGAGTTGCCTTTCTTATGTAACCTTTTAGCTTCAGCTATAATAATCTTGCTATATGCCATGATACCACCACCATTTGCCATGTAATGTATTTAATCATAAATCAAGTATATCTGTTCTTTATGCAATAATAATACAACCTAAGCAATAAATAGTCAATAATAATATACAAAAAAGAATGAAATTAATCATTCTCTATTAATTAAATACTAGTATACCTGATTCTACGTACTCACCATATCTTGCTATTAAATCAGCAATGTATATCATATAATTCATGTTATCTATATCTGTAAATGGTGTACTACATGATAATATCTCATATGCTTCGGCTGTTGTAAAACCTATTGCTAATAATTCTGTCTCTGTTGCTGTGTTTATATCTAATGGATTACTTGCTGTATATACCCCTAATGATTGTTCTATTGCTTCAAAATAAAATTGTAAATTAACTACATCCCCATTAGCAAAGTCGTGTTCCTGGTTTAAGCTGAATGTAATTGATATTTGTGTGTCTGTATATACTAGATTAGTTATAATAATATCATCAGTTAAGCTTGATGCTTCAATGCTGTCAATAGCTGTCAACACCGTGTAGTTATATGTATACGTTACCTCATGCTTAGTTGTATCCGTTTCATCAACCACTAAATAAGTAAGTGTATAT